CCAAACACCGAGGCTGATGATGTAGTAGCATACTATGTTAGAAAAGGTGGTGTTGGTGTAACAACAGATAAGGACTTACTATATGGCGTAGCAGGTATTTGGTATAACTCACACTTCAAACATAAGTCTTGGATAAGAACCAACAAAAAAGATGCACTCTATTTCTTTAAATGTCAATCCTTAGCTGGTGATACTGTTGATGAAATACCAGCTCTGCCACGAGTAGGTTTAGCTACTGCTAGAAAGTTGTTGAAAAAGTACGGTGAAAAGTGGTCTGATATTCTAAGAGTCTATAAAGATTATGGTTTTGATAAAGAGTATATGGTTATGAACACACGATTAGTTTGTATGACTCAATGGAGTCCAAAAAAAGGTATTAAGTTATGGGAGTTTCCAAATGAATAAGATGCACTCATTGTTAGATATGATTAGAAAAGTTAAACAAACAAACCAATATGATTGTAAATTAGTTATACAACTATCTCCATCAGATAGAGATTATTTTACAGCTATTGGTGATTGTAGTATTGTAAATGAAATATTAAATAGAAACACACTGTTTGGGTATAGATTAGATGTTTCACCTAAATATGTTGAAATGAAAGTTGTAGTTGATGAAAAAAGCATATAAACAGCTCAGAAAAAAGCTCAAAAACTCTTTCACACCAATCTCAAAAGGTAATGAGTATAAAACCTATGGTGGTGTTGGAGAGTGGTTTATACACTCTGGTATCAAGCCAACATCAAAACACTTAAATATTGTTTGTACTATCTTTGGTAGTGTTCCATATCCTTTTCAAGAGCAGGATAGAAAAGTAATCTTGAAGTATCTACGAAAACATAAATATAAGGAGTTTAAAAGTGAGTTTACTAACAGTATATAAACATAGTTGTAAAACATCAGACGGAGATAAATTATTAGTATATTATGAAGCTACAAGTAATAATATTAGTAGTAATATTGTTGATTTTTTAAGAAGTAATGGTTTTAAGGTTAAAAAAAGTAAAGGATCTCCTCATTTTGGAGTAGGTTGGTTTTGTAAAGATATACTACCTGAAAAATTATTATTTACAAATTTAGAAAAATGAAACATATAAAAATTCATAGCGAGGTTATGTTGAATCAAATAATAGGTATTATTGGTGGATGGTTAATAGTTATGTTTATATTTCCATTATTTCAACATTTAGATCAAAGCATAGTAGCTACTATATCAAGTGTGTTATTTTTTATTTGGAGTTATACTAGAAGCTTTATAATAAGATTGATTTTTGAAAATAAAAGGATAAATGATGAAAAGAATTAAGTTGTATAATGATGACTGTTTAAAAAGAATGGACAAATTAATTAAAAAAGGGATTAAAGTTGATGCTATTATAACAGACCCACCATACGGTATTAGTTTTCAATCTAATTATAGAAAAGAAAAACATAATAAAATTAAAAATGACAATTCTTTAGATTGGCTGAGTGAGTTTGCTGAAAAATGTTTTGCTATTTCTAATAATAACACAGCTCATTATATATTTTGTAGTTACCACAATATTGATAAATTTAAAATAGCTTTTGAAAAATATTTTAAAATTAAAAATATATTAGTGTGGGAGAAAAATAATACATCTATGGGTGATTTAACAGGTGATTTTGCATCTAAGATAGAATTTATATTGTTTATACAAAAAAGTAGGAGGTTAATTAATGGAAAAAGAGATCCGAATATTTTTAAATTTAACAAAACTAAAAATGAGCTACACCCTACTCAAAAACCTGTAGATTTAATGGAATATTTAATTACTAAATTTAGTGATGATAACGATTTAATTATAGACCCTTTTATGGGTTCAGGCACAACTGGAGTTGCTTGTAAAAAACTAAATAGACGATTTATAGGTATAGAGTTAGATGAAAAATATTATAAGATCGCTAAAAAACGAATAAAAAATGAAGCTTAATCACTTAAATAAAGCTCAACAAAAAGCATCTAAAAAGCTTCAAAAAAGAGTTAGGACTTATGGAATAGCTTGTTTATGGGGTCAAATAAGATCAGGTAAGAGTAGAGCTTTCCTAGATGCGTCAAAAGGTTATAGAACACTTGTTGTAACGAAAAAAGATGCTATTAATGGTGTACTTAGTGAAGCAAAAGAGATTGGTGTAGATGTTGATGTGATCAATTACCACTCAGTACATAAAGTAGATTACCCAGATGAGTATCAACTGATTATTTTCGATGAGTGTCATTTATACATCTCACAAGCTCAACCAAAACCCTCTACAATATGGAAAAAGTGCCAAACAATATCTAAAGGTAAGTTTATAATATATTCAAGTGGTACACCAACCGCTGAGGGGTATGGAGGTATATATCATATGTTAAAACTATCCTCTTGGAGTCCATTTAAAAAATACACTAGGTTTACGCTTTGGTTTAAAGATTATGGTGTACCAGAACAGATTTACATCGGTAGTAGGTCTGTTGAGAGTTATAAAAAAACACAAGCTAAGAAGATTAAAAAGGCAATTAAACACTTAGTTGTAACACTTACTCGTAAAGATGCAGGGCATAAACACGAGTCTGAGGATATTTATCATAAAATACCTATGACCAAAAAGCAAACAAAAATCACAAAAGAGCTTGATAAACATAAAGTATGGTCTAAAAAAGGTTGTGAGATATTTATTGATAGTGGTGGAGCTAAACTGCTTACAAAGAAACATCAGATAGCAGGAGGTATCGGTGTTATGTGTGATGAAGATGTTTTATATAAATTCAAAAAAGAGCCTAAAAAGGTTGAGTATATAAAAAAGAACTTTGATGTTAATACTACGATAATTTTGAGCTTTTATAAACACGAACAAGAGTATTTATCTAAGATATTCCCTCACACTGGATCAGTTACAAAGCTATCAAGCGGTGTTGATTTAAGCCATTATAAAACTATGATAGTGTATAGTATGTCATTCAGTGCATCAAATTATGAACAAGTACGTGGTAGATTGATGAATGTTAATCGAAAAACACCTATGTTTTGCCACTATCTAGTCTCAGGTATTGATGAATATGTACTAGAAGCTGTTAAGAACAAAGAGAACTTTACAGCCAGTTGGTACAATAAAAAACTAAAGGATTGATGATGCAAGTTGAAATACTCCGCCTATTGAAAAAACAAGGCTCTCCAACATCCACACAAAAGATTAAAACTGTTTTAGGAAAAGATATTGATCAGGACTTAGAAACACTTGAAAATGCAGGTTTGATAGTTTCTACAAAAGAGACTAAGAAGCTAGGTAAATTCTACACTACTCGTGGCTAAACTAGAGAGTAAGATACAATCTGAGATATTAAAGCACCTCAGAACTTACAAAAAATCATTTACATACAAACACGAACCATCCCCTACTGGTATTCCAGATATACACTTCATCCATAAAGGTAAATCTATTTGGTTTGAAGTTAAGCGATCCTCAAAACATAAACCATCTAAAATTCAAAAGAAGCAACACAAACGCCTACGCAAAGCAGGGTGTAAAGTATTTGTTGTGTGGTCTAAACATCAAGTCGTAGATGTTTTAACCAATTTGTACGAACATTAAGTTAAACAAAAGGTTAAACGTATTATACTTTTAACATATCAAATAAAAAGGTGGTAAGTGATTATGAGTAAGTTTATATCATTGATGGATAACAATGGAAACTTAGTTTATGAAAGAGTTGAAAACATAGATGCCGTTCATCAGGTTGAGTTTGGAGATAATAGGGCGTTAAAACCTAATAGTGCTGAAAATTGTAAAACAAAGTTAATCATAAAAGGTAAGAGTGGTAAAACTAGATATGATAGTGATAAAGTCATAACATACAACTACCGTTATCTTTTCGTAGTTGAAGATGTTGAAACTGTTATGTTTAGAATTGGGGTTTAATTATGGATTATTTAATGATAGGTGAAGTTTTTATATACATTGCAATAGGATTATCCTTTGTTCTTTATTTATATGATGAACTTCAAAAAGAGTGTTTTGTAAATGGATGTTTTGATGCAATGTTGCTTGGTTTAGGTGTAGTATTTCTTTGGCTACCGCTATTACTGTTTATGATTATAACAAACATATTCTTTCACTTTGTGGATAAGGAGTAGGTTATGCAGTTACAAGATATATTGGTAGCAATAAATGGTGTTGAGGCTAAGTTGGAAGATAAGGTTTTAGTTGATGTTGAAGATCTAGTATCTTTGAAAGACCATATTGAAGATTTACGTGAGTCAAATGGGTTAATGCGTTCTAAAAACCAACTATTAAATGTTGAGATTAAACGCTTGAAAAATGACTTAGAGTTGGCTTTAAATATGCGTGAGTATAAACCATTAGATGAGTATGTATAATGAAGTGTGAACGTGAAGCAAAAGCTGTAATTTATAGCAGTTTCGTAATATTCTCAATAGATACCTTACTAACTCGTGAAGATAGAACTAAAGGTAGTGTTATTAAGCTACGTCAAAACATTGCTAAAGAATTAACACAAAAGCGGTTTGAACCGCTTATAATTTTAAGTAATGAAATATGGTTAGAGTTATTTGAAACATTCTCAAATAAAAATATGAAAATCGTTGTTAGTGATTTCATTGAGTTCATAATCCTTGAAAACTCAGATATATTTACTGAGTTCTACTCAAAGAATTTTGTAGATAATGCTTGGAACGCTTCTTTTAAAGTTTCACAAGAGGGTGTTTCAAAAGAAATATTAGCATCTTCTCGTGAAGTAACTAATGAGCTGTTCAAAATAGCTGGTAAAAAGATTTATAATCACTGTAAAGGAGTTTAAATAATGGTTGAGGAATATCTTGTAAAAGATTGCAAAAAGGTTGCTGATTTTTCAGATAAGCAGATAGGTATTCACTATGATATTACATACAACGATATAAGTATGAAAGACGGTTCAATAACATTCTTTGATATAGAGTATGAAGATCATCAAAAGATACGTGAGTATATTTCTAAAATGGGGTTATGGAGTAATGAATAAACACGATGTAGATAATATCAAAAGTTGGTTTAGAGGTTGTTGTAAGTTCGTAAAGTTTTTCAAATACGAGCTAGGTTTACTTAGTGTTGTAACACTACTAGGTGTTGCTATAATCTTAGTAACATTTATCAAATATTAAGGAGAGATAATGAATATTATACAAAGGTTAGAAGCGTGGGCTATGAGCCGACACATCTCAGAACAGTTACCAAACAAAGCTGATTATGTAGCAAACGTTGTTGGTGAACTTGGTGAGTATTATGAAGCTGTTAAGAACAAAGATGAGAATGAGACTGTTGATGCTATTGCTGATATTATCGTGTTCAGCATTACAGAGGTTTTCAAAGCATTTAAGAACTATCCAGTTATCAGTGCTGTGTATGAAGATGATGAGTATTATGCTGAGTTGGTAGCTATGTACCAAAAGTTTGGATATGAGTCCAATAGATCAATATTCATCTTTACTGTTGTAAAAGAGATCGGATCTGAGTCAAGTAAGTATCAATATCTATTTAACACTATCAACACTTGCTATAATAAGCTTGTTAATGATGGTTATGATATTCGCTTGGTTATGGATGAAGTTCTAAAGGTGTTAGAGTCTCGTACTGGTACTTGGTCTGATGATGCAGGTAAGTTCTTAAAAGATGAGTCACCAGAAGCTAAAGCACTTTGGTATGAACCAGATTATAGTAAGTGTAAACTACCAGTTACTTTGGAGGTTATTGAAGATGTTACCGAAAAAAACAGAGCTTAAAAACTCAATTATTCATATCTTGGTTACAGAGGGTGGTTTACCAGTAGGAAAAGCCACTAAAGAATGTAGTGCTATTTTTGATATGATTGATGAGTGTTGTGAAGAAAAAGTAAGTGTTGATACAAAAACACCATCACTATTCGATGTTAAAGTTTGTAAATACTGTGAAGCAACTTTTACAAATTCTATGGAGATGTTAGAGCATCAAGATAGATGTTGTATCACAACTTGAAAAATCGAAAGAAGTTTTATTATCAGAGCATATAGAACTATCTATTAAACAATTAGAAAAGGTTAAAAATGAAAATAGAAGTAATTAAAACACCTACTAAGGTGACTAAGAAAGCGTTACAAGAGTATTTGGCTGAATGTGTATCAGTAGTTCGTGATAAAGAGCCTAAGAGTGCTGAGAAGCTATGGGATAGACTACTTAAAGAGTCTGTTGGTGGTAAACCTAGTCGTGTCTTTGAGTATATTCCTTGTACTTTACCTAGTATTGACTATATGGGGTCATTTGGTTTTGATTTAATGCAGGCGTTTGGTTTTGTAACAACTGATGGTAAATATCATACAAACGCTAGAGAGCTTTTAAATGTTGGATGTAGTATTAAAGAGATATTACAATATACTGATTTCACAAACTATGTAGCATTTAAGTGTGAAACACCTTACTTTATCTACGGACAAGTATCAACGCATACTCAACTAACTACTGTGTCACACTCACAACGATATGCTGATTGTGATAGAGGTTTTTGGAAACCACCAGAAGTAGGTATGAGCCAAGATGAGTGGGACAAAGGTATTGATCATAGATGGCGTAGATGGGAACTGCGAAAAGTTATGAAAGATGCTGGTATCACTCGTAAAGAGGTTTTTGATCGTGGGTCTGATATGTTACAAAACAGAGTGTTTACTATCGGTGGTTATACAAACAATCCTAATGCGTGGTCTCACTTTATTAAGCAAAGACTTGATAACCACACTCAGTTAGAGACTAGAGAGTTTGTGAAGCTATTTGATGAACATTTTGAGGGTAAGGTTTAGCATTTCGCTAGACTCACCCCAAATATAGGCTAAAACCAAAGCCAAATATGTGCTAAAAATTATTACAACAATACATAAAATAACTTCTAAAATTTTATAAATCATTATTGCTTATTCGCCTTCCAATAAAAATACCACCCAAACAATCTAACTCCATAATAGTAGATATTCGCTATCATCTCATCTCCACTCTTCCGTAAGATACATCGCCTAAGTAGCTCATCTGCTTGTTTACGAGTTAAGCGTTTATTCTCATATCGTTTGTCGTGTCTCTTGCAACAAGGGTCTCCCCAACACCCATCAGGGGAGAGAGTACACCAATCTTTTTTCATTAGATTAGTTCTTCTTCCATAGGTGGGTTAGGTACTTTCTTAATTTCGTGCATACCGAACACACCGAACTCATTACCTTGCAGAGCTGTAAAGTCTATCTCATCTACTGTGTAGTCTAGTGCGTCATCAATACCGTTGTCACGCATATTGACTAACCCTTTACTAAGCAGATAGGTTACTATCAAGGCTTCTTCTCCATTACGAGGGATAGCCCAACGAAACTTCATAAATCTATTATCAATAGTAGTTGTAGGTGTGAAATCTTTACCTAATAAATCTGATAGCTCATTGATTGTGTAGTATGAGCCATCTTCTTTTTGCATCTTAGATAGCTCTACTGGTACATCTAAAGCACTTGTTGGTACTATAATGTAATCGTAAGCGTCTTTCAATTCATCTCTTAATATGTCTAAACTCATTTTCCTATCTCCTCTATTAAGTTGTAAGTAATCACAAAATAATCCATAATTGTTAGAACTACTCCTATAATGACTCCATAGATTAGTAGTTCTTTATCTTTTGGGTGTATATCAGGCATCTAGTAATCCTTTTCTTACGGCTTCGTTATAAAGTTCTACTGGGTTTTGTGGTGTTGTGTGTACTTTGAATAATTCTATAAGTTGCCTATATGGATAAGAAAAGCCATAAACATTACCTAGAAAAACACTACCGGCAGTTTCTGTACTACCCACCCTACTAACTTTACTTTTCATGTTTCCATTTATATAAAAAGCAACCTCACCACTACTGGGCAAATTTTCTATACAAATATGATGAAAACCCTCGTATGTTGTTGTGAAGTTCCCATCTGTATCAAAAAGCCTCATATAAATAACGTTATCAGTTGCGTGTGTACCAAAGTAAACACCTTTGGTAAAACTATTTCCGTTCAGTTCAAAATGAGTATCGTTCTTCTGATATACAATAGCCTCTAGTATAAAATATTCACCAATTTTAGGTATCCAACCACTATCAACATACCCTACACCATCACATTGCAATCTATCAAACGAACTACCACTAGGTACACCAAGACTATCTCTCTGTAAGAAACAAGTCTGTAATCCGTATGTGAGATGTAATGCTTCGTCTCTACAAGAATTTGTGAAGTTTGTTATTTGGTTTGTTGATGTGAGTTTAGATACTTTTACATTATCTATAATAAGTTCAAATTCGCTATCAGAGTACCCACCAAACCCTAAATTCGTATCGAAATCACCTAATGTGATAACAACTTTATAAGTAGATTGTGCTAATAAATCTGTATATGATTTATTATTTGAATAATCATGAAAACGCACAGAACCAGTAATTGACACTACATCAAATGATACTAATATTTTATCGCCTATTTCATACCCAACTAAATCAACAACTGCTCTTGAGAAATCACTTGAACCATCAGACGTAACCTTTAATTTATCTCCATCTAGGTTTTCTAGTACACCACCAGATACTGAATAAAAATTACCAAGTGTTCCTGTAAACTCCTCATTAAAATCAAGTATTTCACTATACATAACCATATCTCTCACATATCCATCAGCCTCGCACATAGGTAGGTAAGCTACAACACTATCTATCTCTTCTTGTGTAAGTATCTCTGAGTGTAGGGAGTAAGTCTTGCTACCATCAGTTTGAGTTTCTGCTAGTGAGTATAGGAACTTTTCAGGGTGTGATTTAAGATATTCAATCTGCCCAACTGTAAACTGCTTTGAAGTTGAAATAGCATTCTGATAAACACCCTCTGCTGTAAACTCTTTGGAGTCTATTGAAGTTACATCTATTTCTTGTAACTCTCCATTGAAGAAGTAGTATAGACGCGTAGCTCCTTGTGTGTTTACTGTAAAGCTTTGGTCTACACCATTTAGCTTTAATCCTCTACCGAAATAAAGCTTTCCGTTACTATGGCCTTTACCATAATCAAGGAGTTCTCTACCAGTAGACTTATCTACTACCATAGGGAATTTATATTCAAGTAGTGGTACTTCATCTGTTGGTACTATAAAAGCATCATTAGCTACATTAAAAAGCATAAAAACCTCTTTTACATTTTATGGATAGCTGTTTCGCTATTAAAAGTATAAGTAACACCTTTTTCAAGTAATAAAATCTCACCTTTATTGTACTCTACAATAACACCATCAATAACGATTTCAACAACATTTCCTAACTTCATAGCTTCTGGCTCAGATGGTGTATAATCTCCATTTATAGTTAAGCCGTTACGTGGTACAAAACCTTGTATGTAATTTTTTCCATTAGCTTCGATAAGATTGATAAGAGGCATTGTGTTTTCCTTAATTTATATTTTACAATTATACTACAATTCTAAACATTCTCAAAATTGCGTACAATATTGCTTAGTCTTTTTGCACGGTTAGGTGTTTGAACAGCCCAACGACTATCTAACATTTCATCTGATGCTTTTTCATAGTCACCATCTTTTAGTGCTTTCCACATTTTTTTAAACTTCAACACACCATTAACACCTAATTGATAAGCCATCTCTAAAATAACATTTGCAATAGGTTCAGGTAGGTATTTGAAATACGGTTCTTTACGTTCAAGCTCTTCTTTTTTCTGATACAATCTACCTCTTAAAAGCATTGTTGCTTCTAGTTTAGTGATTGGCATCTTTGTTCCATAACCTACTGTGTCGTAACCTAGAGAGTCTTTGTAAACATTTCCACGAAAACCCTCATCTTTTTTTATACGTTCTATTAACTCATCACTCATTTCTCAATCCTTGATTTAATTACAGCAATATCTTGTCTGTTTTTGTAAACTATGATCAAAGTTTGATTTTGTTTTTCCTCATATTTGTCCAGCTTGTTAGCTATTTCATCTAACTTTTTAGTTACTGTTGGTAACAATACTGTAACTTCTCTGTTACCTAAGATTGAGCTACCAGCCCAAGCAAAGATACCTAACATAATAGGTGCTACGAACATACTTATTAAGATGTGTGGTGCGGATTGTTTTACTATTGGTGGCATTATTTACCCTTTAAAATTTTTAGTTGCTTTTTCAATACTTCTACCTACAACGTAACCACCGAGACCAGTAGTTAATAGAGTCCACATATCAGGAGGTATATCTAAAGTAGGTATTACAACACCAAAGGCAGTAAAGTAGGGTACTAGAATGTAGTTGTTAGCGATTATGAACACAAATGTTAGCATTGTTATAGGTCGCCAAGCAGAAGTTATCCAATGTTCACTACCAGCTTCCGTACTGATGATCTTCTCTTGTGCCTTTAGGTATTGTACTTGAAGTTTATTAACTTCCTCTAGGAGCTTTTGAGGGTCTTCTATCTTCTTCCCAGTAATAGCCTCACGAATAGATGTGAAAACACCTCCAACATCACTTAATGAAAAATCTAACAAACCCATAACAAACTCCTAACATCAGTTTATGTTAGTAATTATATCATAAGTGTTAAATATCTTCTAAGTAAAATGTTGGATTAATCACAAGTCTGTATGTTAATATTACCAAAACCAGTAGTAACACTAACATTATTGATGTTGGTAGCCGTAACCCTAACATCAACTGAGCAACTATTACACGAGGCGTCAGCGTACCCATATAACACGCCAGTATTATATGTTAATTCTGAATAACTACCGTGCGTATATGTATTGCCGTCACTGTCTGTATAAACAGGTACTGAATATTCTATATTATAGGTACTATCATAACCACTAACGGATAGTTTAACGTCATAACCACAATCACCAATAGGTGTTAATTCTTCTGCCCATATAGAATAATACATAATTTTCAAACTATCTTGTGAAATCATTATATATTCATAAGGTTCTATTTTAACTAAATCAACACTATACAAAATTTTACCTTGACTAATAAAACCAGTTAATGTTATAAAAAACGATTGAGTATTTTCTAAAATTTTATATCCAGTAGAACCATATGTTATTTTATAATTAGTGTAATCAAAATCACGTCTAAAGTTTATTATTTTTATAGTACATTCTATTGTTAGTGAGGGATATTCATAACCATTTCCAGCAATTAATTTAATTTCAGGTTTATATTCATTATCAAAAATATCAATTATTGAAAAAACCCAATCAGTTCTAAAACTTTCATATTTGAATGGCTCTATCAATGTAACACTTACCACCATTCTACCATTATTATCATCAACATAAGGTGCTGTTGCGTGAATTATATCTTTTTCTTGACTATAAGAATAGTTATCATTAATGCAGTTTTCTAGATAACACTCAATATTATATCTATTATCTTCATTATAACCATATATTGTTATATCAGAGCTACCCATACTATTTATATAATATTCACCATTTAACACTGGTTGATGACTACGCTCCATAGTCTCAACTATGTAAATACCACCATCAGACCAACACTCACCATCTTTAACCCACACCCAAAGCTCTAAATCTACACCATCTAACTGGTCTTTTACATCAAGCTCTATTGTCTTATCTTCTTCATTGTATGTTGCGAAATTGCTTGGTTTATCAAATAACCAACCAACATTATCCTTATCAGTGTAAACATAAACATCTGTAATATTTTCATACTTATCTATATTATCTATTTGATAAACAACCTTATCATAATCTTTTACATAGTGTTTTTTCAAATCTGGATATTTACCAAAAGGGTCACTTTCAAGTATTTCTAGGTTTTCTAACTCTACTGGTTCTAAACCATTTATTGTAACTAAAGATATTTCAGGTCTATCTGGTATTTCACAAGGCTGTTCACCAGTAGTTGTAGTTGTGTCAGGTGTAATACTAATGTATGGAACATCAGCTGTTATTTCAATACACTTTTCATACGCATCGTTAGATACTTTTATACACTTTACAGACAAACTATCATTAATCTCAATACACTTACTAGGATCAGGTGTTGGAGGTGGTACATAATAATCACTTGATGTATCGACAACTACTGGTTTATCAGAATTAACAACACCCATTAGTAACTAACCTTACCTATATTTATAGGTGTTAAGTTTGTACCTGCTTTATAAAGTAGCACACTATTTATTGTAGTTTTTTTAGTATCTGATATTTTACTATCTACATACCTATCTAAGACCTTAACTAGAGATGTTGTTGTATCACTCATAACGAACTCCCTTAATCTGCATTAAAAGCTCAGGTGGATTGAATGTGTACGTAATTTGTTTAACTATCCAGTAAAGACTTCTAAATTCTATAATATCATTCTGTTTCAAATTAGGAATAAAGATACTGGTAAAGCTAACCTCACGAGTTGTATATCCACCTTTTAAAAATTCACTCTTAGCTCGTGATAGGGCTACATTTTCATCACTTATAAGGCTATCTTTGATAATTACTTGTTCTGTACCTCTATCGTGTTCAAATAGAGCCTCATAACCACTTGCTGTATCACAAATATTCTCGCTTGAATATGTAGCCATTAAATTACTCCGTTTGCATCAACTGTTATTGTACCATTCTCTTTAACAGCACTTGCGTCAATGGTATATAAATTTGCAGTTGTTACTGTAACTTCTACCATACCAAAATTATCAATAGTAAGTGTTCCGAAATCTCCTTGAAGTTCAAGTCCGAAAATATCACTTATCTCAACACCAAAAAGACTTGCTACATCAATTTTAAATGTAGCTGGTAAGTTACAAAGCGTATTATCATCTGGTACAAAAGACTCAGTAGCTACACCATCACAAGTAACTACGTCCAATAAACTAACTGGGTGTCCTGCTAAAGGAGCTGGTATTGTTACTTCATCTAAAATAACATTCATCGAAATATCTAAACTCATATTTTCATAACTATTGTCTGTAAACTCAATATAAGGTATTGTACCAGTACCTACATAACTATATGTTGTATTATCAACCAAAACACTACCGAAATAAATATCGTTAATACTATCAATAGGTTTATCAAGATATATTACATACTTATTCAAATCTTCATCTAATATTACACTACCAGAAGTTGTCTCGATCTTACTTGTTGTAACACTTGTTATATTACCCATAAAATCTTTATCTGTCCAATCATCAACATCATAAATATATTTTATAGTTAATGTTCCACCACCAGCTAAAGTTAGTGTTCCATATTGAACTAAGTTGGTAGCACCTTTTCGCTCAACAAAAACAAACGTACTATCTGCACCACTTGATAAATATACTGAGCCACCTTTTTCATAAGTTAGCGGTGTGTTTATTTGTGCATAACACGAGCCACTGTTAATAGTATTATCCGCATTTATTTCAATTAAACCACTACATTGGCTACATTCATACTGAATTGAAAAATAAGTATCTCTATAAGCATACCCTACTATTGATTTAGTTTTATAGCTAACTTCAAGCTCACCTACTCGTGACATATTAAATCTGATTACATTATATGTTTGATAAACCTCATATTCAGTATCAGGTAAAGGTTCTCCATCAATATTTATATAAACAATAGAGTCTATACCACCTAATGTGGTTACATAAGTAACATCATCAAGACTTATTGTCTCAACCTTATTTATTGTTGTTGGTTCTCTATATGAAATTCCAGTTATAGTATATGGTAAGTTTGTAGTTAATGATGGGTTAAAGAATATATCACCTCTACCTAATTCCTCATCAAACTCAAAAGTAACACTTGCTTCTGCATAAATATCATCTAAGATAGGATTAAAAAGAACTTGTTTAACAAGTAGTGATGAAGCTCTATTGTCTGAATATGAATAATCAAAATACTCACCCTCAGTAAAGCTATAAGTTGGTGTTACAGTCTCAGGTATAGCTTTTGCTTCCTCTATAACCAATTTACCACCATACTCATAAACATCGCCACCTACAACTTTAACCATATCTAAAACTCTACTTAGACGTGTTGATGTCTTAGCATAAGTTTGTCCATTAAAAGTTATTGTAGGTATTGTAGAAGTATATGGAATATCATCCATACAATCTACTAATAGGTCATCTGATGTTGTATAAACATATTCTGTATCACTAGGGATACCATCATCAAGTTTGTATGATTTACTATACCCACTAACTTTTATAAAATCTTGTTTATTTGACTCAACCTTATCCACTAAGAACTCAAAAACTTGTCCATTAATATTAATTGATATTAAATCATTTGCAGATAATTGTAAGCTATAACCAGATAACGAAAAAGAGTTATAACCTTTACCAATACCGCAAGTAATACTTAAAGATGTTGGATAGATATTTGTTGTACTATTTACTAATACAGATACACTCTCAACTCTTACAATACTCATACCAACACCTTAATATTAACGTAAAATCTATCAGAACCATTGAAAATAGGTGTAAATTCAACTGGTTTATTTGTTAAATCGAATTTAGATCGTATTATTGTTCCATCTGTTAAAATTATATCATAAATATCATCTGTAACCATTGAGCTTAATTGTATGTACTCATTATAAGTAATTGAGAAATCTTTTTCAGTTGTAATAGTTGAACTAATGTTAAAATCTTTTAACTTCATAACAGATACTACTGTATCTCCATTTACTGTTACTGAACTCTTTTGAACATATCTAATATCTTCTGTGTTCCTACTCCAATAAAGATGGGTATTAAAAACCAGATCACCTATTGAATAAACTCTAGGGTTTACTTTTGGTTGAGCTATATTAGCATTTGTTTTAATAGTGAGTGTAGATACTGATGGGTAGGCTCTATCCCATAGATGTATATCATTATTGCTAATAGTAATAATTCCCAAAGAAGCCTTAATATATACATTTTCACCCAACTTTAAATATAACGGAGCTATTGATATTTTTAAACTTTGTGCAAATATCGTACTTGTATAATCAATAGTAGGTGTACCAGTTGATGATGAAACTCCACCTACATAATTTGGTTGGTTACATCTAATATTAATTAATATAGAATTGTCAATAACTGTTTTATATGAGTATATCAAATTAGGGTTAATAATTGAAATATTATTTAACAAACTTTCTCCGACTATAATTAATTCGTCTGATACATATGGTTCATATATGTAAATTTCAATATTTACTGGTTCAACCTTAACTAAGTGTTGGGAGCATTCTAAGTATTTCTGTTCAGTTTTTAAAGCACTCAATTCACTATCGCTCAAAACTTTACTAAAAATTCTAAATTGGTCTGTTTTGAATGATGGCGAAGTAGATGTTCCTTTGTACCCTATTGCAAATTGACAATCACCTGATAAATAACCAGAAGCCGATGATGACACTATTAGTGAATAATCATCTATATAATAACCTATTGTTGAACTGGATACAGTTATCGTAATTAAAAACCATTTATTTGTATCAGCTATAATATTTGTATCTGTTAGTGTAGGTGTTACATAATCATCTGAGTTACTTACTTGAAAATTACCATCAATTATTCTTATTGAAAAACTCTCGTTATCGTTACCAGTTTCACCTAACCAACAAACGTACCCATCATCAGATGATGTTGGTTTATACCAAAAAGATAGTGTGAAGCTATCATAATAATCTTTGTAATATTGCATATAAAAACCAAAATATGAGTCACTCACTGAGTAATAATTTGCTGAATAAGTACCAAATATCACATCATCTGTTACATAGTTACAAGTGTGTGGTGTTAAGTTATCAGTAAAATAATAATCTTTATAAAGAAAATCATCGCTATTTTCTTGACCGCATAGAATATTACCACTACCATCATTAAATATATCAAGATCAGTTGAAACATCACCATAAAAACCATAGCCACAATTAGCAAATATCTCCAAATATAATGGTTCTAATATTTCAACTGTTGTTCCGAAAATTTCTACTATCTCAGCATCAACTGCGGGTGTGTTTATTGTCATATCTATATTAAGTGTTGATGTAATAAAATAATTTTTATCATAGATTACCGTAGGTTCTAAAATATCAACATTCATACTTACAAACATTCCATCAATTATTGGAAAAGCTGTAACACTAATCTGATTTAATTTTTGAGTTAGTAATAGAGACTCTGTTGAAATAGCTTCATATTTTAAAGGTTGTATAATATTTAAAAATATAGAGTCGGCTTCTATTGGCGTATTTGGTGGAGTTAATATAGTTATAGGTATGGATATTGAATTTGCATACAACTTCGATGATGTTGTTGCAACTACACCATTCTGGTTTGATAATAACAATAAACTATCTACAAACAACTTCGATGATGTTGTTGCAACTACACTATTCTGGTTTGATAATAACAATAAACTGTCTGCAAATATTAAAGGTTCTTGTATTCTAGCCTCTAAAACATATAAAGTTGTTAGTAAACTACTGTCTTGATTTATGTAGCTATCTAATTTTAAAGTTGGTTCGTTTGGTGTTATTTTTGACTCTAAAAGATAAGTATTACTAGCATCATAAGTAATGATATCTTCAATTTCTGAACTATTAACAACTTTATTAAAAACTCGTAAACCAAAAGCTTCACCGTTTGCTGAATAAAAATTATAATAACAATTATCTGATACTTTGTATTGAACTATATCATCATACACAAAAGACGCTACAAAAACACCATCAATATATAAGTAACATTTAGAATTTTCATTATCAAATGTTACAAAAATATTAAAATAAGTATTGTTATACTCACCAATCTCATAGGTTATATCCAATTTTGTAGAAGTATTATCTGAGATTGCAATGTTTACAATTACTGGAGAGCCAAACCTAATATCAACATAAAAAAATTGATTATTACTAATATCATCTAATTCAAATAATATATCACTCTTACTACCATTATCATAATTTTTTAAATAAAATGATGTTGATATATTATTTGAATTTATAGGTAATGATGATGATGATGTATCAACAGAACCTCGACCATTATAGTAAATTGCATAACACCCATATAATGCTTTAATTACATCTGTTGTTGTATCAAAATCAAAACAATGGTTCTTATTAGTGTTACAAGTTGTTGGGGTTTCATTATCATTGAATGTATATGTATCAATATTTGAACCATCATCTAATATGTTTGGCTTTATACTATTGCCATTTGAATATGAATAGTCATCAACTAATACTCCACTACCAGTAGTTAAAGATGGTTCTAAAATAGTTATTGTTAAAGGTATAGCATCTGGTTTTGCCGTTATAAAGTTATCTAATCTAATATCATCAAGCTCTTGCTCGGTTAATACACGATTATATAATTGAAAGTCTGTTAGCTTTGCAAATTTATTCTGATCATACCAATCAATAGTTTTAGTATCATCAAAAGTAATTGTTACATCAGCGTAACCAATATAGTCACCATTAACATAAAAGCTAACTCTACCTATTGAAGCATCATAAGTACACGCAATAAATACCCAATCATCAGTAGTTGGGTTTGATAGACCATAACCAGAACCATTGATAAAGCCTCTAATAGTTAATGTACCGCTAGATACATCAGCACCTATACCGAAGTTACCGTCATTACCTTGTCCACCAAAAGTAGCCTCAGACCAGTTATCATCACCAATAGGGTGTTTATACCAACCACAAACAGTAGCTGATACATTCCCAGATAGCTTCTGATTACCACTAGAGCTTACAAAGTAGCAATTAGAGTGTTCATTGTAACCAATAGGGTTTGTTGGATCAGTTATTACATCTGCTACATCACCACCAAAAGTGTTGTCACCTTGTTGGTTAGATAGTGTTGCACTACCATCTTCCAATGATGTAAATGTAAAGCTATCAACTAATGACCCATCACCAAAAGGGTCTAATGCGGGTCTATTAGCCAAAAGATTAACCTATTCTATAAATTCCGTCTGTATGCCACTGGATAACAAAATCACCAGCACTTGAAGATTTATCTGTAACAAAATCTACATATCCAATCAATGTTGATGTTGTAGCATCACCAGTATCAACGTAAACAATTGCACCACGAGCCGTGATTGTAGAAGAACTCCATACCGTATCATCTGCATCATATCTAACCCAATCGTTTACATCATCACGAGTGACTGTCTTATTTTCTAACAATTTACCACCAGCATTATAACCGTCACCCTCAGCCTCTACTGATAAAGCGTCTATGTCAGATTTATTGTTATGTGTATCTATGTCTAGCGTATATGAGCTTGTAACTAACATTACTTTAACTGATACAGCTTCCCAGTCTGTTTTACCTACTTTCGCTTTATATTCGTTATAAATAGCACTTGCCATTTGTTATCCTTTTAATAGATTGATTGTAACATTATACCACAAAGCTCCGTTATATATCGGCTTAAATGATAAAGGTAATTTTGTATGATCAAAGTGAAAAGTATCAGTTGTACCATCAGTATATGTTATAACTTTTTCATTTTCATCTACAATAGTCATTAACTGATCTTTAATTGTTTCGTGTACCCAAGCATCTCCGTTAGAACTAACCTCAACTTCATTTGATAAAGCTCCTTTAGCTTGTACGAACATAACAGAGCTACCATCAATAGCTATTGACTTCTTACCTATATAATTATCTACGTCAAATTCAGTTGATATGTATAATGGATAGTTTAAAACAATGTTGTCAATTTTTGATACTTTTCTCAAAATGTACTCCTTTGTAAATGTTCAGCCAATGCAGTAGCTACTTCATCATCTGTATATGTTTTGTAAGTATTTCCACCTAAATTCAAATTCAATTCAACACTTCTATTTGAACTATTGTTTTGTTGTGTAGCAAGTCCACCGCTGTTAAATCTCGGAATTGATCCTACTTCACCACCAAATTGATATTTAGGTATTACACCTTGATTTATTTGGTATAACTTATCCAAACCAATAGCTCTTACCGCCTCTTTTCTAACAATAAACTCACCTGCTTCAAGTAGTGCTTTAATCTTATCCCCACCACCATACCCGTTTAGCTTACCAGTTTTTCGAGAATGACCTTGACCATTTTCAAGATTATTTGCTACACCACCAGTATTGAATTTTTGAATTAAACCACCATTTTTACGAGCTGGTAGATAGTGTTCTTGAATATAAACTACTTTTGTAACCGTTCTTGATAACTCAGCTTCTAGTTGTCTAGCCTGAGCTAATGCTTTTTGTAGTTCTAAATCTACTGGCTTAGTTCCTTGTTTAGCTATCTCAGCTTCTAATCTTGCAACCTCAGCACTAGCTTCTTCTTTATCAGCTTTTACTTTAGCTACAAGCTCATCGTTTACAACAGTTCTTTTAAATTCAATGTAAGGTTTTTCATCAACTTTAGGTTTTACATCAGGTTGTATCTTATCATTATCAATTTTTTGTAAATCTTTATCAACCTCTGTTGTATCTGCACCATCAATTTTGATATGTCTCTTTTTATTCTCTAAATTTTCAAGTTGTTTCTCAGTATCAGCAATAACCTTATCAAAATCTCCAAAATCTAAATCTATCTTGATACCAGTTGTTTTTTCTAACATTTGGTTTACAAGCTCTAGCATCTGTTTTTGAATTTGTATCTCAGCTTTAAGCATAGCTAGTTTTAACTTTTCAGACTCAATAGCTTTGTTATTTGCATCAATCTCACGAGCTTCTAAACTGTTGATTATTTGTGTTTTTAAATCTTTATATTTTTTAGCATCGTTTTCATACTCAACTGCTGTACTGTGGGCTGTAATACGTGTTTTCTCAATTTCTTCACGTTCAAACTTATGAGTATTTTTGTTATACTTCATAACTGTTTCTTTAGTCTTAATCTCTTCACCAGCATACATTTGAATAAGACTATTATACTCATCGAGATATTTTTGAGAAAGTTCTAAATTTCCTTTTTCAAGATACTCTTTTGCTTTAGTATAAGCTTCATCTGCACGTTTTTGTGCATCTTTATACTTTCCATAATCATCAAGACCTTTAGCATAAACATTAGCTATTGAACTATTAACACTAAGTTCTAATGCTACACGCTCATCTGAATATTTCTTACGAATTTGTGCAGTTTTAGCTTCAAGATTAGCTATTTTTGCATAATAAGACTTTTCTTTTTGTAGCATTTGACCTAAAGCTGTTTCTAAAGATGCTTTACGGGTAGTTAAAGAACTCTCTGTTTTATCTAAAAACTTCTTTTCCTCATCTGTTAGAGTTTTAGTTGCTTTTGTTGCATCTTCTGTTGCAGTTTTTTGATCTTTCAAAGATTTAGTTAATTCATTACCTCTATCTTTTAGCTTTTTATTCATAACCTCAGCATCAGCCAGTGCTTCTTCATACTCATCAATTTGATTAGTTAATCTTGTTATTTTTTCTTCATCTACCCAGTACCCCCACCAACTATCTTTTTCTTTTGCTAGTTCCTCTTTTAACTTTCTTATCTTAGATTTTACAATATCTGTTGCTTCCCCTAATGATGTTATACCAACACGAACGCCCTCTAAATCTAATTGGTCGAAACCTAAAGCTAACCCCTCTATCATATCTTGTAAACCACCAATAGATTTAATATACTCATCGGTAGATTTATTAAGCTTCATAGTTTCTTCGTTTAACTGATCGGTTGCGTACTCAATAGCTAATAACCCAGCACTAAGAGCTAATATATATGGGTTTACAGTACCGAGTGCTAATAAAACAAGTCTAAGATTTTTTATAGCTGGTATTAAAGAACCTCTTAGTTTTAGTATCAAACCTCCTATAATCACTACCCACCCAGAGCTTATACCAGTTACATCTGATATTGATTTACTTACCCCTGCTATTGTACCTATTAACTCAGCCGTTGCGGTTACTAATGATTTTATAAAAGTAATAGTATTTGCAATATCTTGTCCGAATTTCTCAATATCTGCTTTATCAAGAGTTCTTATAAATAGTGTAGCGTCATCAATAGCATTTTTAAGAGCAGGCGTTAGTTCATTACCAACACGTATAGCCAATCCCTCTAAAGCACTCATTAATGCTTTATAGCTACCTTGTAGATCGTCTTGAAGCTTTTTAGCATTAGCGTTTGCAACACCAAAAGAGTTTGCTAATTTTTTAGCTTTTGCATCTAAATCATCAAGACTATTTAATAATAGTATTGCTGTACCAATAGCCTCACTACCAAATAATTGTCCTAATTTTAAGTTTCTTTGACCATCAGGGAGTTTGTCAAGAGCTACTTTTAACTCTTTTAATTGTTGATTGAATGGTTTAATTTTACCATTAGCATCATATATTGAGACACCAAGTTCATCTAAGTATTTCTTAGCCTCTTTATTACCTGCTAATCGACCCATAACAATCTTTAACTGTGTACCAGCATCTGTACCTACTCTACCAGCATCCGCCATAACTTCTAACGATGCTGTGACTTCCTCTAAAGAAATTCCATATGCGGTTGCTATTGAGCCTACTTTTTCATAAGCTGATCCTAACTCAGATATTGATTGTGTTGAGTCAGTTGAGGCAACAGCCATAATATCAGTTATGTAAGCTACATCTTTAGCTTCCATATTAAATGAACCCATTGTACGAACAGCAATTAATGAAGCCTCGTTTAAATCAAGCATACCAATAGTTGATAAATCTAAAGTTCCCCCAATAGCTTGTAACTGTTCATCAGCACTAAGACCTGCCATAGCTAATGAGTTCATACCATCAGCAACTTGTGAAGCACTAAATATTGTACTCTCACCAAGTGACTTAGCTTTATCCTCTAATGCTTGTAATTCGGTTGCAGTTGCTCCAGAGATCACACCTAACCTATTGATTGAATGTTCAAACTCAGCAAAGGTTCTAACTGTATTATTAAGACCTTGAAAAGTACCATAAATAACCGCAAGTTTACCTACGTGAACAGCTAGTTGAGAAAAGCTACGTGACATTTGCTTAACTTGTGAGTCAAGCTTTTTAAAATCTTTTTCTGTCTTTTTTAGTTTGTTGAGTTCTTTGTTTAAGCGGTTAATCTCACTAAGAGCCTTTTCGGTCTTAGCTCTAATCTCAATCTCAATTTTTCTTTCAGTCTGAGCCATTTTATTGTCCTAACATAGCTTCACGCATATTTGCTTCGTGATCTACTTCAATATTTTTAGGTTTGTTTGATGTGTTATCTTCATCAAGCCTCATAAATTCATCAAACTCTTTTGGTTCAAGTTTAGATAATCTATGTGATAAGCTATTATATCGTATTTGCTCTGAGATATAACCATCAAGCTCCTCTAAAGCTGTCTCAAAGAAGTTTAAACGATATTTTAGAACTGATGTATGACCGTTGCGAATAAGTTTAGCACCTAACCACTTTAAACTTTTTTTTTATCGTCAGTTTCTTTATCTTGAAAATCATCAATAGTTTTCAAAGTACCATCTTCATTATATAAGTGAGGGTATGTTAATTGTAAAATAGTATTGTAAAGAAGTGTTACATCACTTTTACGCAACTTGAAAATAGCTTCTTTTGTTAAATCTGTACCGTCTTCCACAACAGCGTGAGTGCTTTCCTCAACCTCACCGCTCTCTAGCCCAAGTACAAAACCATAAGTTAAATCTTTACATATAATTTTAGAACCATCACTTAACTCTACTGTTTTTACGTTTGCAAACATATTAAACCACCTTACCTTTAAATTTTAATAAGACCCTCCAAAGAGAGTCCTATAAAACTTACTAAACTGCCTCAGAAGACTCGATTTTGTAAAGTTTTGATTTTGTATCATCTGTGATCAATTCAGATGCTAACAATGCACCCTCAAAAGAGAGTTTAGCAAACTCATCAGCAGATTTAAGCATAAAGTCACCACTAGCTAGTAGAGATACTTTGTGGAACGTATAAGTGTATGATAAACCATTCGCAGGTTTTGATACGAAACGTAAGACACCCTCTAGTTTAGAGTTCATAAATGCTTCAATACGAATATCATTGTATGCACTGTTGTCATACGTAATATTTAGCGTATCTCCTACTAAGATCGTTCCACCAGTTAAAAGAACCTTAATAGTACCATTAGTATAGTCTACTGTATAGTCTGAACCCTCAACATACGTTGTAGCATCAGAACTATCTTTAACAACAACGTTTGATACACGTTTTGCACCAATAGAAATAGGTGAGTCAAACGATGTAACTGTTACTGTTGATGTAGTACCTGTTGTTGCCGATACAGATGTTACAAATTTTGTACCTAAAAATGCTTTTGTAAGCATATCAGGAGAAATTTCAACAGTATCAATTTTAATAGAACCAGTAATTTTTTTCAAGATGTTCAAATCTTCAAAAATCGTACTACCCTCTGTATTGTCGTGGGTAATAGTCTCAACTTCTGATGAAAAACTTACATTTTCAGTTTGTCCGAAAGGTGCTTCAACACCTAAAACGCCATCAACCAATGGTGTAAAGAATAACTCTCCACCACCAGTATTATAATACTTAGATTGCGATGCCATCTAAAGCTCCTTAATTTTCAAATTGAGGCATTATGTCAGCCTCAAAATATAGATATTCAACGTCCAAATTACCTTGTAAATTCACATCAGAACCTACAAAATAATAATTCATATTGTCATCTAAACACTGTTTTATCAAAGCATCTAATAAACCATCAATATCTAAAGGTACTATTAGTGCAAATGTTACAAGTCTATTTAAAGATTGAGATGGTTTAAGTGTAGCTCTCTTTGCAATTACAACTCTTGGTGCATTTACACCGAAATCTTTTGCAACAGCTATTAGCTTATCACTAACATACTTCTCAGTTAATGTCACTTCATCCATTACTCAACCTCTTGTATAAACAGTGTGATGTCTATCTTCATAGGATCAATAGTATAATCTACTACACCCCATTCAACTCCATCAATTATAATAACATCTCCATACTCAACAGTAGGAATATCATCATACTTTGCTAAAACGTGTGTGTATGTTGTTTCAAGCTTATCCAAGCTATCTTCAAACACTTGTACTTTTATTGGTGTTTCACCAGATGATGATTTATACACAACATCAATAGCATAATCAGATAAAAAAGCATTATTCATATCATCTTTTTGAAGTTGTGCAAAATCAGTCATTTAGCTATCCAATCTTAACCAGAACCGTACCTGCTACACCACCAGCTTTAGCTGATAATACAAGACCTGCTTTAACACCATCTTCTGCAACCTCAACAGATTGTGTGATGACTTTTGATACTTTATCCCAAAGAACAACATCGCCAATTGCAAAAGCATCAGTCGTTTTTGCTACAATCTCTTGAACACCAACGATCTCTACTGGAATATCTTCACCTGCTAAACCAGCTGTTTGTGCAACACCAATCTGCTCTGTTCCAATAGTAACTACATTATTAACCTCAACATCATACGGTGCTGGAATAATAACTACATTTCCGTCATATCTTTTAATAGCTTGTGCCATTTGTAATCTCCTTAGTTATGGTCTATCAAAGTAATCTACTGATTACCTTGATAAAGTCCTCTATAATCTTCAACAACGAAACCGATGTCGAAAACACCCTCAAATACTGTACGTGATACTGAATTTTCACCCATTTTCACTACTGGTCTACGGTTTGTACCTGCTAGATAACCAACTTTAATAGTACGTCTATCTGCAACAAGATACCACTCAGTAGGTGATTGAAGCTCTGCATCCACGATCAACTTTAAGTTCATATTCTGAACAGTGTTGATAACACCTGCATTTGGAGCATCTATTTTAGCAGTTGAGTATAGTAACTCACGAGCTTGTGCTTCAAGTTCAGGAGCAACAATCAAATAGCGTGGTGCAATATTTAACGGTGTAACACCATCAATAGATTTTTGCTTACGCATAGCTACACGACCAGCTGTTAATGCCTCTGCACTAAGATCATCAGATGCTAAGTTTCCGTGTTCTACTGAGTAAACAGATGAACCATCAGCCATTTTGTAGTTAGCATAGTCACCAGCGTTTCTTAAAAGGTCATAAGTAAGACCATTGAAAGTAGTTACTGCCATTGATGCAAACGTAGATAACATATCATTGAAAGCACCTAGGTCATCATTGATGATTACTTCACGAGTAAGTACAAATTTGTTACCGAATGACTCTAGTTTCCAAGACTCTGAATGTTCAGCCATTGTAAGCTCTTTAAGGTCTCCATTTTCAAGAGTTCTCGATAAGCGTCCACCTTGACCTTTAACAATGTCAGTATTTGTACGGAAGTCTGGTACATCAACTTCTTTAACGAACATACGAGCAGTAGCCATTTGTGCTTCAAACTCAGCCTCTAGTACACGATTACCCGCACTTAAAAGTAACGCTGGAAAGTCACCAGTCTTTAATGCACGTTCCGCAATATCAGATGGGTTAAAGCTACGCTCATTCTCAGGCAGTAACATATTTGCGATCTGAGCTAATGGTGCATTGCGATAACGCTCTGCGTCAGGGTGCATATCATCAGTTTTTGAACGACCTAAACGTAATGCTAAACCATCACGTAGGGCTTGTCTAAGATTTTCTTCTTCCACTTTTGTTGTGTCCTCCGTTCTAAAGCCCTCAGTTTGAGTAGCTAGTGTGTCTAAAATGCTATCTCTAACATTTTCAACTGTCATTTTATCATCATCAAGCCAAGCTCTAACTTTGTCAGATGTAATACCATACTTGCTACCAAGTGCAGTAATTTGTGCATCACGTTGAAGTTTTGCATTTTCAGCTCTAAGTTTTTCAGCCTCAGCTTCTTTTTCACGCTCTTTGTCAGCTAATAGCTGTTTGAGTTCTTTGTTTTCTGCTTCTGTACGTTCTTGTAACGCTTGAAGTTCAGCCAATCGTTCTTTATCCATTGTAATCTCCTTATTAAGATTTAAGTTAGAGTCCTCATTTGAACGCTTTTTAGCACCACTGTCAAAACCAATTCCGACAGCCGATACTTCAAATACATCAAAGTCAGTAATAGTTACATTGTCACGCTCACCATCAGGCTGAGACTCGACTTTATAATCACGAATTTCATAACCAATAGAAACATCAGTGAGAATACCCTCTAGGTATTTTCGATAAATCTTTTGACTATCTTCGTCTGTACCAAAGGTAATATCTCCTACAAGTTCACCATTATCTACTCTAACATTAGATACCTTACCAATAGCATCATCAACACTACGAGTATGGTTCTTAAAAAAAGTATTTAAACGCTCTACTGATGCACCATTTACATCAAGTATCTCATTGTAATACTCACCGCTTCCCCAGTCAAAACGAACACCTGCGTTATCATTAGACACGAACACAAACGTAAGCGTATTATCACCAGCACGTGCTGATGGTTCAGTTACACGAACTTGAACAGACCGTTTACGTTCAATGTTGCGTAATGCTTCACGCTTATCTAACATTTTAGGCATTGTTATCTCCTTTGGCATCAGATGCCGACCCTATGTCGGTTTTTGAGTCACTATCTATATTCTTTTGCATCAATTCTGCTTCAATATAGTTAAAATCAGGTACTCCATATTTATCTTTTAGCTCTTTTTCTTGTTGTTTTTTAGCTAAAACTTGCTCGTAATCTTGACCCTCTGAGTTTGCAACATCTGTTTCAGTTGTAAGATTAAGCTTGATTTTCTTTTCAATAGCTTGTATCTCTTTTAAAGGATCGACTAAATCACGTTTTGGCATTATCCATTTTGGTTTTATCCATTTTTCAGGTGCTTTTTCAAAACCACTTGCTTTAATACGTCCTAGAAGTATCTCTGTTTCAAGCCAAGTAGTAAAAATATCATTCAAGATATAATCTACTAAGTGTGTTTGCTCTAAATCAAAACGTTTAAAGTCTTGTAGTAAAGACGCTCTTGATGATGCAAAGTTTACTTTAGAATAGTCTCTAAATGCAAGTTCATAAGATACTTTACGAGCTGTTGCAATTAACCTAATAGTGTTTTCGCTAAATTGAACATAGTCAGTAGCTACACTATCAGGATCAAGTTTAGTAATGTCCTCATTTTCACCAAGATATAATACAGATACACCGTTAATTTGTTGTATCTGATTGTTTAAATCAGCGTTGTAAGGCATACCATTAGATGTGTTATGCTTAACAGCATACGCAATATTAGCCCTAGCTCTTGCACCTTGAATTGATGCTGTTTGGAATGCTGAGAAGTTCTTAATATCCAAAATAGCTTGTTTATACTCAGATACACCACGATACTGTGTCGGTCTCTCAGGCATAAAGTAGTTAATAATATATTCTGCTGAAATAGCGTATGATTTATTACTACTATCTTTAAAGTGATATTTGATAGGTGTTCCAAGTGCATCTAATTCTACACCACCATCTTGACGTGTACTGTCTAAGAAGTCAGCCTCAATGAGTTGTAGTTTTAACCCATCTTTTGTGATACGCTTATAGATAAAAAGTTCACCATCAACTAAGCGAGATTTTAAACTCATTCTTTGCATTGTTGGGAATGTAAATCTACCCGTAGAGTCGCACTTTTTAGGGTTATTAGCCCAATCAAACCAAGCTTTCTCTACAAAGTCATCAAATTTCTTTTTACCAGTACGAGATTGAAGCCCTATACCAGTTCCTACAACATTATTAATAATAGCATTGTCGATATTATCCATAATTGCATTATTAGCACTCAACCATCGAGCCCTAGCTCGTAATCTATCTCTATCTGGACTAGCTGTGCTTTCAAAATCACTATTAGCATTCCAAAAGTCTTTATTTACAGCAGTAATTTTACCACCCTCATAAAAACCACGTTTATATGCAAAATCTA